CGGAACTCCTGCCGAAGTATGCGGACCTGCTCGTGAAGGCGATGGACATTCCCGAGTCGGAAGCCATCGCGGAACGGCTCGCGCCGCCTGGAGCGTCTGACAAGTCGCTACCGCCGCAAGTGCAAGCGGCGATGCAGCAACTCCAGCAGGAGAATCAGGCGCTCAAGCAGGCGATTGCGACCGGGTCGGCCAAGGTGCAGGCCGAGACGCAGGGCAAGATCGCGCTCGAGCAGGCCAAGGCGCAACTGGCGCAGCAGCCGAGTGGGGATGCGCTCCTCAACGCCCAGACGAGCCTGGTGAAGCAGCGCATTGCGACCGCCGGCACGATGACGGTCGGCATGGCCAAGGTCGACGCCGAGAACCAGCGGTCGTTTGTCGATGCCTTCGAGGCCAAGCTCGCGCACGAAGAAGGCTTCCGGTTCAAGGTCGCGCAGCACCTCGCGGCGCTCGATTCGCTGGGCCTCACGCACTCGCACGAGATTCTCGGCAAGGCGCTCGACCACACGCACGAACTGAACATGGCGCACCTGCAGCATCAGCAGTCGCTGGAGTCCGCGCAGCAAGCCAGCGATTTGACACCTGAGCCTGTGCAAGCGCAAAATACCGGACCAACCGCATGAGCGACCTCACGACCTCGACGCCCGAATCGCTGGCCGACTACATTCGCACCGAGAATGCGAAGGAGCGGGACGCAGCGGGCCTCGAAGGCGACGGCGCACCGCTGCCGGAAGCCGAAGTCGTCACCTCGCAGGAAGCCGCTGAGTCCGAACCGGTCACGGCGAAGATTGACGCGCCGGACGAGAAGGTTGAAGCCGCGTCCGAGCGCAACCAGGATGGGACGTTCAAGGCCAAAGTGGCCGAGAAGGCCGATTCGGTGCAGAAGCGCATCGACAAGGCGGTCAAGGCGCAGCGCGAAGCCGAGCGCAAGGCGGAAGCCGCCGAAGCGCGTATCCGTGAGTTTGAGGCGAGGACGCCCAAAACGGAGCCGGCGGCCGTCGCCGCTCCGTCAGCCTCAATTCCTGATAAATCGACCGCCAAGAAACTACCGTTTGGCATCGAAAACTTCGTTGACGAAGCCGATCCGATTGCGGCCTTCACGGTGGCCGCGAATGAGTGGCTTGACGCTCAGCGCGAACAGGCACGCAAGGCCGAAGCTGAGAAGCGGACGTTTCAAGAGCGGAACTCTGAGATTGCCGCCGAAGGCCGTGATCAATTCCCTGACTGGGATGAGGTTATGACGGGCGAGGCCGCTCAGATTGACATCCCTCCCTATCTGTATCTTCCAGTTCACGAACACCCACAGAGTGCAGCGATCCTTCACTACCTCGGCACGCATCCGGATGAACTCCGGTCGCTGGTCGCTCAACCCGCTGCTTCTGCGCTCCTCCATCTAGGCACCGTTGCCGCCCGATTGACCCCTGCCTCGAACGGCTCAGGGGAACGTTCGGTTGCCCATAGCAAGGCGAAGCCCCTCACCAAGCCGTTGAGGGGATCGACGCCATCGGCTCCGAGTGCTCCTAAACTCGACCCCGAAACGACGTCGTTGGCCGACTGGATTCGGCTCGGTAACGCGGCGGATCGACGGCGAGAGCGAGAGAGTCGCGGAGCCTAATCGGACGGGGCTGGACGCCCCTCGATTATGGCAACCAATTCGTTTGCAACGCCCCTCTGGGTGGTCAAAGAAGTTTCCCGGCTCGCGATCAACAACCTGAAGTTCGGCGCCAACGTCACCCGCAAGTATTCCTCGGACTTCCGAGCTGGCGGGGCCAAGGTCGGCGCGCAGTTCAATCTCCGTCTGCCGCAGCGCTTCCAGACCACGAAGGGTCAGGCGTTTCAGCAGCAGGGGATTCAGGATCTCATCGTGCCGCTCGTCATCACCGACCAGGCCAACGTGGGCCTGAGCTGGTCGACGTTCGACGCGACGTTCTCGGTCGAAGACGTGCGGAAGCGCTACATCAAGCCCGCCGCGGTCCAGCTGGCGAACACGATCGACTTCGACGGCCTCACGCGCTGCTCGTATGCGGTCTATCACGCGGTCGGCACGCCCGGCACCACGCCCACGAGCATCCAGACGTATCTGGACGCCGTGACGCGGCTGCGCAACGTCGCCTGCCCGGACGAGGATCTCGTCGCGATTCTCTCGCCCAACATGCACGCCACGCTCGTCGGCAACAACTCGGCCTCGAACTTCAATCCACAGCAGGACATCTCGCGGAACTGGAGAAAAGGTCAGTTCTCGGGCCAGCAGCTCGGGATCAACGAGTGGTATTTCGACCAGAACACGCTGCAGCGGACGACCGGATCGTTCACGACGGCGACCCCACTCACCGACTACCCGACGACCGCCGCACAGCAGGGCATGACGACGCTCGTGTCGAACGGATGGGCCTCGAGCGCGACGACCTTGCAGAAGGGTGACAAGTTCACCATCGCGAACGTGAACGAACTCAACCCGCAGAACTACGCGTCGACGGGCCAGCTCATGCAGATGACGGTCACGGCGACGATCAGCGACACGTCAGGGGCGATTACGCTGTCGTTCTCGCCGGCGCTCCAGTCGACGGGCAACTACGCGAACGTCGATGCGTTGCCGGCCAATGACGCGGCGATCATTCCGCTGGGTTCGACCATCACGACCGGTTCGGGCACGATGACCGCGACGGCGACCCGTCAGGGCCTCGTGTATCACCCGGATGCGTTTGTGGTCGGCATGGTGGACCCGGACGAGGATCTGCCGGGCGCGGATGCGGCGATGGTGAGTGACGCGGAAACCGGCTGGTCGATGCGGTATGCGCGGCAGTGGAACGGTCAGACGGACCAGAAGATCAGCCGTCTGGATTGCTTCTACGGCTGGCTCGCGTATCGTCCGGAATGGGCCGTGGCCGTTCAGGGAGGGGCAAGCTAATGGCGATCACCAACACGACGCTCGCGGCAGCCTGTGCGGCTGGCGACCAGTCCATCAAGGTCACCTCCGCGACGGGATTCGCGGTCGGCGGCCTCGTGCGCATCGACTCGGAGTTCATGGTCATCACGTCCGCCTATGTGGCGGCGTCGACCACGGTGCCGGTCTTGCGCGAAGGTCAGGGCGGATCGTCGGTGCAGGCGCACTCGATCTTGGCGCCGGTGGCGGTCGGACTCACGTCCGATTCGCTCAATCCGGCTCCTGGGTCGGTCGTCAATCCGGCGGTGTCACAGCCGCAGATGGTGAGTTACGGGGCCGACGGCGCGATTACGCCGCCGACCTACTCGACCATCGTGACGCTGAACAAGGCCACGGCAGCGGCGATGACGCTGGTGTCACCGTCTGGCATCGCGGACGGCACGCTGATGACGATTCTCTCGACCACGGCGGCGGCGCACACAGTCACCTACACCCCAGGCTTCTACGGCGACACGACCTCATCGGACGTGGCGCTGTTTGCGGCCAAGGTGGGGGCGAGTGCGACGTTCATTGCGTGCCGTGGGCTGTGGGGCGTCTACGCGCTGGCCAACGTCACGCTTGGTTGATCGGGAACCATGAGCTTATCCACGACAACTCTCGTCAGGGCGGTGGGGTCTTCGGACCTCACCGTCCAGCTCGCGTCCGCGACGGCGGTGACCTCAATCGGCATGTGGCTCTACACCGATTCGGAGGCCATGAAGGTCACGGCGCTGCCGAAGTCGGACGGCACAGTGAACGTGTCGCGTGGCGTCGGCGGGACGCCCGGACTCGTGCATGCGGCTGGGCTCACGGTCTACGTCGGCCCGTCCTATCAGTTCTACCAGCAAGACCCGGAAGGCGAACCGCCCACGTTCCCGTATGTGCTGCCGTGGATCAACGTCCTCAACGGCAAGATCTGGACGGTGAGCGGCACGTCGTGGGTGTCCTCGAGTTCCGGCAGCGGCTCGGCGGCCTTCACGAAGGCGTCTGCTGGCGTCACGACGATCATCACGTCGACGCCGGTCGACCGGAACGTCATCATCAGCGTGCAGGTGACGGAAGTCTTCGCGGATGGCGACGGTGCCCAGCCCACGTTCTCGATTGGGCAGACGGGCGCGGCGACGAAGTTTGCGGCGACCTCCGTCTTCACGAGTGCGGCGGCCGGCGCGACGTTCTCGTTCTCGGGCGTCCTCACGGCGAATACGGCGTTGATTGTGACGGCGGTCGCCGGCACGGGCACAACCGAAACAGGCGCATTGACCGTGACAGCCGTCGCGCTGTCCTAAAGGATTCATGGCTGCTCTCGCCAACCCAGGATACAGCTTCTATGTCGCGGTGACCCCGTCCGACACGGCGAACGTCTACATTCCTCCCGGTCGGACGCGCGCGGTGTTTGACGCGCTCTACATCGGTGGCAGCGGAGACGTCGTGATTGTGGGCGAGAACAATGTCGCCACGACCTTCGTCGGGGCCATCGCCGGCACGATTCTCCCGATTGCTGGGAAGCGCGTGAACTCCGGCAGCACCTCTGCCACAGATATTGTCGCGTTGTTTGCGGTCTAAGGGGCCTGCATGTCCTCCGCTTACGTCAAGTATCAGGTCTTTCCTGGCAACCTCGCGGCGAAGATCCTCGACCTGCTCGGTACGGCCGGTTCGAGCGCCGACACGCTCAAGGTGGCGCTCACGAACACGGCCCCGAACGTAGCGACGAACACCGTGCTGGCCGACATCACCGAGATTACGGCGCACAACGGCTACTCGGCCGGAGGCTCGTCGGCCGCGAACGTCGGCACGGCGTCAGGCGGCACCCTCACGGTCGTGGGCACCGACATCGTGTTCACAGCCTCCGGCGGCACGATTGGGCCGCTGCAATACGCGGTGCTCTACGACTCGACCGCCTCCGGTGGACCGCTCATCGCCTACTGGGA